ATGGGAATGCTAAACATAAACCAGCAAGCACTAGCGTAATTGTAAAGTCGTTGTGCAAAAGCATAGTCAGTATGTTCTTTATAGGTTGCACCAAATACTGCAGCCCTTGCGAAAGCTTGTTGAGCATGTGTTTCATTCTCCCAAAAATATCTGTCTTGTAATGTATCTATAGAAAATTGACTTAGTTCTTTTTCCTTATCTAAATCTATTTGTATCCCTAGATACTCTTGTGTAGTCAAGCTCATTATTGTTTTCCCTTTTTTCTTTACGGTATTTTTTATTCTTTTGTTTATGTTTTGTTTTTTTAGTTCTATTAAATCTAGCGGTGCGTTCCGCTTTCCTTTCTGTAGTCACTAGGAGTCTCCATAATAGCTAGGTTAGGATTGGTTAAAATAAATTGTTTAGCTTTATTATCATACCACTCTGCTTTGTCTAAGTCCTCTATAGTTTTGCCCTTATACCTACAACGCCAACGGTATTTAAAACCGTTACCTCTAAGATAACCTAAGTATTCTTCGGGTGTAAGCATAGCTTCGATAGCTTCAATGCATTCAACCTTGCCATTGTTATAATGCTTAGGATGATTAACAACATCTTCTTTAGATTGCATCTGGTATTTCCTCATTGTCTATTACTTCTAAGCGTTTACTAAGCTCGTCTGTTTCTTTGCATGTAAGGTCTACCCATTCATCAGGTAGTGTATCTTCAGAGAACCACCTAAACTTATTAACATCTGCCCACTCAGCATGTGTTCTTTTTGTACCATCTTTTCTTCTCTTTGAATTAGGCATAGGTGCTGCTGGATTAGCAAATAGAAATACAAGTTCTGTATTAGGTGGTAGGTTTTTGCGTACCCATAGGTACTTAGAATACTCTGCGTGATCCCAGAATCTTCCTTTGGATTCTAATAAAATTATCTTATTATCTAAAGTTCTTTGGAAGTCAGGCTCATAAGTATGAGGTACTATGTACTTTACTTTTTCAGGGTGATGACTCCACTCTTTTAATAATGTATCGTGTAAAATAAATTCCCAGATACTATCATATGACCCTATCTTCTCATGTCTAAGTCGTTTAACTCTTGGCTTTCGTTTCAATGCACTTCTCTATCATAATTATCTATTCCTTTTTGTACTACTTCTTTTAATATTAAGAGTTCTTCGTAATCTAAAGCCGAACCTCTTAGCTGTAAGAAACAACCTATTGTAATTACAATGTCTTCGACGGGCTGTTCAAGTTCAATTTCTTCAAGATCCATTCTAAGTCTCCAATAGTAATATCGTTAAGTTCCTTACCTGCCTTGACAAGTTTTTTAATTCCTTGCTTAGCCCATCTGTAAGTATAAAAAGATTGATAACAAGTTCCACTAGATAGGATGTACTCTTCAGCAGGTAGTAGGTCTTTGTAGTTTTCTTTAGTTACCTTAGCTGCTTCTTCTTCACTAAGAATACTTTGTATCCACTCTATTAGCAGAGTAGCTGCTTTAGTATTAATCCTACGTAGTACTTTTTTATTCATAAAAGATCTCCTCTACTTTAGGAGTAGACTTAACTTGTGTTAGATACTCAGTACCTTTAGCATACTTAAACATACGTAGCCCTTGTCCATCGTTAGTATCTTTATGACATTCAATTTTGTGGGGGCAGTAGAAGCACCCTTTAGAAAGCTTCATGTTTCCTTTAGTGCCAGCAGCTACAGGAGTATAACACTTATCAGGTATGTTGTCAAACTTAAATACATCCAGTAACTTATCTATCAATACTTTTACATTAGGTTTATCAAACTCTTCTGGTTGGTATAGGGCAAGCTCACCTGACTCTTTGTTTATAGCTAGGAAGCCTCCGTTACTAGTGCCTTCTGCAGATTCATAACCTGCAAGCTGACTCATGTATCCAAACGGATCATCCTCCCCTAGTGTACCGTGTTGGAATTTTCTAAACGCAAAGGAAGATGCTGTTTTAATATCTATGACCTCGCCATCAATTTTACAGTCCATGTGTCCTTTAATATTATTAACAGACACCTCCTTTTGCTGATCGGTAACGGCATGACCTGCTAGTTTAACAAAGAAGATAAGTACTTCTTCTAACAGATGACCGTATAAAAATTTAATTAGTGTTGCTGGGTCTGGTGTTACATCGTTGTCGTACTTGTTTGTATAGTATAGCTGCCTTGCAGGTTTACCAATGTTAGACATTCTTAAAGTAAACTCTCTACCCGTCCGAGGGGTTGCCCAATCTAGGACAACCTCCCCAATACCTTTAGTTAAAGATTGTAAAAGTTCTTCGGGTATTTCTTTTTTACCTACATGGAGATCAGATATTGTCTCATACATATCATCAACTAATGTTGATAAGTTTTTCTGCGTAGAGTTTTTCATAGTAGTCCCCGACCTTTTTAATTTGTTTAGGTGTTGCTTGATTCTTAATAGAATTAGCCATCATAGATACTACGATAATATTATCTGGTTCGTAGCCTCTGCGGTTATCTATTCTATCTAAGCTTGGAGAGTTATACCAACGGTCACCACCTACTTCAAAAGGCATGTTTAGTATTGGACACTCATTAGGTATTTTAATATCTTCATAGGATAAGTCAAAGAATATATTCCTACGTCTTGCTCTCCTCTTAGCAAGTCTAAGCATTGTTAATTTATAATCTCTACTTTGAGGGTTAGACTCAATAAGATCATATCTTTCTTTCCTAGTCATTGGTATTATATTAGTGTGTGTCACTCCAGTTATCTCCTATTTTATATTGAGCATCCATTGGACACTTAAGGTCGTAGTATAACCCAGCTTCTATAATGGAGTCAACCGCTAAAGAACCTAGTTTATCTGCGTCATCTTGCCAAGTTTCAATCTGCCATTCATCATGGACATTAGCTACGATAGTAGCGTCTATCTTACTGCTCGCTATCTTATCGTCTAAGATAATCAAAGCTCGCTTCATGATGATAGCACCTGCACCTTGTAACAAAGAATTAAGTGCAGCATGAGAGCTGCGTATAAATATTTTCCTACCGTCTAAAGCTTTGATAAATCCTTTGTGTTCAGCTTCTCTTGTAATTCTATTTCTAAGAGATTTAAGTGATGGGAAATTATTAAGAAAAGATTGCTTAACTCGTTTACCTTCTTGCTTATTTCCACCGACCACGCTGCCAATCTTAGCGTCTCCTGCTCCGTACAAGAATGCGTAGATGAAAGTTTTAGCCTGAGATCTTGATTGCAATCCTGCCCTAGCTTGGTTAGCTGTGTGTATGTCTCCGTTGAGTATATCATTAATGAACTCCTTATCATCTAAATAATGTGCAAGCATACGCAACTCAAGACCACTAGCATCTATACCTACAAGCTTGTAACCCCTAGGTACTGTCCAACAAGACCTACACTCTGTCCCATATGGTGAAGTTACACTAGGTATTTGTGCCATGTTAGGGTCACGGTGTGCCATGCGTCCAGTGATAGTACCGTTAGATATTACTGAACCATGTACACGCTTACCATCTGAAAAAGAAAGCCAAGACTGAACCTGAGCTATACGTTTCTGCAGCATTAAATACGTAGATATTAACGCTGCTTCTGGTATACCCTTAACAGTAGACAAAATCTTTTCATCTACTTTAGGTTGTCCTGTAGGTGTAAACACTTTAGGCTTCCAACCAAACTCTTTTAAGTATGTACCTATCTGTTGTCTAGAGCTAAGATTAAAATCTTCCTCGGCTGTACGTATAATTTCTGTATAGCCTAATGATTCAAACTTATTATGCTCCTCGTTAGACAACCTAACTTGCTTACCATCTTTATCTATACCCATCTTTCTAAGTACACCAGAAAAAGTATGCTGCGGATACACAATTCTCTCATGTATCTTAGGCTTAAACCTTTCATGTACCTCACTCTCGGTACGAGTAAGCTCGTCTGAGAACTGTGTGAGTAATTGATTAGCTAAGTCTTCGTCGAGTAAGAAGCCGTGGTCACGCTGCTTAGTAACAATCTTATAGGTTGCCATCTCAAGCTTAACGCTTTCAGTAGTAAACCCTCTGCTCTCTCGCTTTAGTTCTTCATAAACTTTATAATTTAAAAGAACATCTTGAGCGCAGTAAGTCATCATCTCTTCTGAGTATCCACTGTAGTCATGGAACTCTATCTTAGGGAACTGTAGTTTGTACCCCCAAGATTCTAAACTATGTGAACCCCTTACAGGATTAAATAATCTAGAGAGAACAAGCGTGTCAACAAGTGTTTTGTCAATTAAATCTACATTACATAATCTTTTAACAACTGGGATGTCGAACCCAATGATGTTGTGTCCGATTAATTTATCTGCACTTTTAAGTAACTCAATACCATCATCTATATAGAAGGGACTAAAGTTAAATTGTTCTTCAGTATCTGTATCAAATGCAGATATGCAGAATATTTTAGTAGGTTGTAGTCCATCAGTTTCAATATCAAAGACTAAGGATTTCATAGTAAGACCTCTGCGTCATCATCTAAAAATGTTTCGCTGAGTCTACCAGTTTCTCTGTCATAAAGCAAGTGGCTTGCCATACCTACATCACCAGTGTATCTAGATTTTAATACTCTCATGTGGGTAGTGTTAGCTTCTAGTGGATCTTCAGACTGTTGGTCACGCTCTAAAGCTATAACACAATCAGATAACTGAGCAATACTTTGTGACCCTCTAAGGTGTGATAGGCTAACTGATACACCATTCTCATGGCCTCGGTTACCATCAACCCTACGTAGATGACTAACAAGTATCAGACCTGCACCTGTCTCCTCTACTATACTACGCAGTCTAGTCATAATATTATCTATAGCTCTGCGTTCATCACCGTCTACCATAGAGCTGACTAGCATGTGTAGATGATCTACTACTATCCACTTACATGAGCAGCCTACAATTAAGAACCTAAGCTTACTAAAGATTTCATCAATGTCGGTAATGCCAAAGTGACTATGAATCCATACCCTATCTTTGTTCTTACCACTATATACATTATCAAAGAATGTATTTAGTTCTTCTTCAGAAAACTTCTCTCGCTCTTGGTCAACGTATAACCTAGCGTTAGCTTCTATCGAAAGGATACCATCTACGGTACGCCTCCAATCTTCTTCTAATGCTATGATACCTACGTTGTCCTTACTGTTATTGATCAACCAATGCTCTAACTCTCTAGTAATACTAGACTTACCTAAGCCTGTACCACCTGTAAGGGTGACTAGCTCACCACGCCTAAGCCCATAGAGTTTCTTATTAAGACCCTCCCAAGGATAGGGTATGCTCTCACGCTGCTCTCTGTTATCTC